TTAGCATCTGAAGCTTTTGAAGAAGCTATATCTGCACTATTTGCAGCAGCATTCTTATAGTTTAAAGCATAATTTTCAGATGCACTAGAATTTGTCTCTGAGGTAGCTGCAGCATTTTTAGATGCTAAAGCACTAGTAGCACTTTGAGAAGCACTTAAAGCAGATGTAGCAGCTTCAGTAGCTTTAGTTATTGTTGTAGAAGCATAACTCTGAGCAGTGGCACTAGATGATGCAGCTTGAGAAGCACTTAAAGCAGCATTCTGAGAAGCTGTTTGTGCTGTTTCATCATAAAATTTCCACCCAGTAGATGTAAATACTTTTAATTTATTTTGAACAGTATTGAAATATTCAGCACCAATCATTACAGGATTACCATTACCATCTAAGGTAGGGTCTGCATTTAATTCACCTAAATAGGTACTTCTAAAAGACGCAAGACTAGCTTGAGCAGCAGCTTGTGAAGCAGCAGCATTAGCCGCACTTTGAGCAGCTTCATTAGCCTTAGTAGATGCAATGCTTGATTGTAATGTTGCAGTTGATGCACTGGTAGCTGCACTAGTAGCACTAGTAGAAGCTTCACTTGCTTTTGTGGTTGCAGTAGAAGCACTTGTAGAGGCTTCACTTGCTTTTGTGGTTGCAGTAGTAGCGCTTAGTGCCGCAGCATTCTTAGAAGCTAAAGCATCAGCTTGACTTAACGCTGCAGCATTTTTACTAGACTCAGCATTAGTAGCACTAAGATCAGCTAAATCAGCACTATAATCAGAAGCCACAGCACTTGCCGCAGCTGCAGATGCACTTTGAGCAGATTGTGTAGCACTTGTAGCACTACTCGATGCACTACTAGCAGAATTATTAGCACTAATTAAAGCATTTGCAGCACTAGCAGTAGCTGATGTAGCTTGATTAGTTGCAATTGTAGCCTTGGCATCTGCAGTAGTGGCTGATGTTTGAGCAGCATTTCTGTATAGTAAAGCATTAGCTTCAGAACTAGCCGCAGCATCTTCACTAGCAGAAGCATTAGCAGCAGCTAACTGTGAGTCTGTGGCACTATCCTCAGACAAGTCTGCAGAGACACTAGCTTGTGCAGCACTTATAGCTGCATTTGTAGCACTCTGAGAAGCAGCATTAGCTTGAGCTGTAGAATTAACTACACTCTGAGCGGCAGCTTGAGCACTGCCACTTGCTAGGTTAGCACTTGAGGAAGCAGCAGTAGCAGATAAAGCAGCCTGAGTTGCACTAGCAGCTGCAGCAGTTACTTTTTGTGCTAAAGTTGTTAACTCAGTAGCAAATTGTAATGCAGTACCAGTATAACCATTTTGAACAGCAATTTCGTAAGCGCTATATCCTTGTGCACCCTGACCTCCAGTACGAGATAGAGACATTATATAGTCTACTGTCTGTACTGTTAAAATGTTGTTTTGTGTAGTTACACCAAGCTCAATAGAGCCAGGATTTACAACTACTTCATAATTTTGAGTAGCCATGTTAGAGCTCCGTTGGAGAGTATCTTACTTCAACTAAGCCTCTAAATGGTTTCCATACTTGTTTTCGAGTACCTACACCTGTATCTCTGATCTCAAGATCAATATAACCATATACAGGTTTATTAGGGGATGGTTGTGGAGACCACCCTGCAATCAATGTTTCTGGTAACACCATAATAAATTGATTATTAGTGTCTGTTGTATCTAATAATGGGATATCAACAGTTACACCGCCTGGTTTTACTGTCTCTGGAATTGTTCCAGCACCATCGTTATTTGCTTCTACGACTTTACTAAAAATCTCATAATTTGAAATATTAGTAAGCCATGATAGGGTTAAATTTAAATGTATCTGTTCACCCTTAATAACAGATACTAGTACTGCACCATCATCAGATATTAAATCCTTTGATGCAGACGTAATTTTACTTCGTGCCATTTTCTTCCTTTCTCGATCCTCAGATGGAGCTTAGGGTTAATGAAATCACAATTTTTTAATTGCAATGTATCCTCTTCTTTCCCAACCATACCTTTCAAGTATTTTGGTAAAAGTGTTGTCCTCGTCAAAATGACTTCCTGTGGACATGACTAGTTTGATATCTAGTCTTTTTGCTTCTTCTATTAATTCTTCATGTAAAACTTTTATAACTCTTGCAGCAGAAATCCCTGATTGATTTGAGCAGAAATATGACTGTTGTAATATCTTTTCTTTTGTATGCAGATTTAATCCAGGAGTAGCATATATCCACCCTATGATTTGATTATTTTTAACTGCCATTCTAACAAATTTATTACGTCTAACTAAGTTACTTAAATTATCGTATGCTAATTGTTTATCTGCAGGGATAAAAGTTTCATCATTTAAATTTAGATACATATCAACACAAAAATGGATATCTTCTAATGTTCTTGGTTTAATTAATTCCATTAATAATATCTTATAATAATATTACCTAGGAGACGCCTAGGATCTCTCTTTAGCGTCCCCTGGTAAATGTAATAATTTTAATTCTTTTTACCAACCTAAGTTTAAGAATAGTGTACCACCAATTGATGTTGAAGTTGCTCTTACATTTAAAGTAGCAGCAGGTCCAGTAGCCTGATTTTGAATTAAACTTGTTGATTTTGTAGTATAGTATGATGGAAAACTTATTGTCTCAAATGTATTCCAAGCACCTGTATTATTAACTCTATACTCTATAAGTACAGGTATAGCTGACCCAGTATCATTATATCTACTAAGAGATACATCTATCCAGAAATAACCTCCCCTAGGAATAGTTGTCATACCCACAGTTGGATAACCAACTTGCATACTAGACAATGTTATTGGGGGTACTGGAGTAGTTGAAGTATCAGCAATTGCCCAACTGATACTATTTCCAGCAGGGATTGTTCTAGCTGCGTTAGTGTAAAATTGCCCAGAAACATATTCTGTACCTTCTGTACTGCTATCTGCTATCATTGATATTGTAAAACTACCACTTGAAGATGGGAAATAAGTCGAGCCTTGTACTGGAACACTAAAATCTGAAGAATTAACACCTGTACCAGTTATATCATAGTATAATGTTATACCAGAAGATACATTTGAAAAACTCCAGTAAATAGTAACATCAGCACCTTCTGAAACAGTAGTTGGGGTTACACTAAAAGAATAACTAGGTGGGCTTAAAGAGGTATCTCTAATAGTCCAACTTAAGCTATTACCAGCAGGAATAGTTCTACTAGCATCTTTAAAGAAACTTATAGTGGCTGTTTGATCGCCTTCTGTAGTATTATCTGGAGTCATTGTGAAGCTAGGTGCGCCAGTGGATGCAAAGCTACCAGTTAAAGAACCTGAAGTAATACTACTTGCTAAAATTCCAGATATACTATAATACAAAATAGCAACACCTTGCGAAGAATTACTTGGAGTAGCATATATTTGAATGCTATTACCTTCATCAATAGTTCCAGAAGGTGATCTGTCGAATGTCCAAGTAGTCTGTGAAGTATCATTTATATTAATAGTTATTTTATTATCATTACTTGGAGGTCCAAAATTTATTTGATTTGAGAGTACTCTACTAGGATCAGTGTAAAATCTAAAGGTTAATATTTCTGTACCTTCAGTTAGCTGATCGGCTGTAGTATTAATGTATACATAATGATCATTACTATCTAAAGTTATTTGTCCTTGTATACCACCACTAACTGTAGTTGTAGGCAAGTCAGTATCTGATGTAGTTACACCATCACCTGTTATTTTATAATAAATAATTTTTGGATATGAGAGTACATTAAAGCTTCTTACCCTTAAGTAAGTTAAATTACCTTCTCCTTCTGTAGTAGCATAAGTACTTGTGTTTGGATATATAGAAATTTCATAGCTAGGTAAGCTTACAGAAGTATCATTAATATCCCAAGATAATACATTGCCAATTGGAATAGATCTATTATAATCAGAATAAAAAGTAATTCCAGCAGTCTCTAATCCTTCTGTAGCTAAATCTTCTCTAATGTTTATAGTTAAACCTGAATTACTATTAAAACTGCCTTCTAAAGAAGCTGAAGTAAAATCTCCAGATGTGATATTAGTTCCATTTAACCAATAATATATTGTAGAATTATTTGCTAATGGATTACTAGGAGTAGCTGTAAAGGAAATTGATTGGCCTTCATCTATTGCACCAGTTGCTGGGCTTCTTGTAAATACCCAGCTAGTTTTAGACGCATCCCCAATATTAAAAGATAACTGATTACCAATAGTAGTGGTGTAACCCGAATCAGAATAAAAGGTAATTGTAGCCCCTTCAGTCCCTTCAGTGAATTGATCTGCTGTAATTAAAAAAGTAATTTCTTCATTGTTATCTTGTACATACCAAGAACCTTGCAACATACCTAGATTAAAATCTTCAGTTGTAATTCCAGTACCTACAATTTTAAAATATATGTATAGTGGGTAAGAAGGTACATAAGTACTAGCAGCTGTTACTGTTATAGATACACCTTCATCCACAGTAGCTAAATTAGGGTCTCTTGAGAATACCCAGGAAGGTGGAGGAGTTTTAGAAGTATCTGCAATATCCCAAGTTACTGTATTACCAACTTGGCGAGTTAATTGTGTATCATCATAGAAGGTTAGAGTAACTGTTTCTGGGTTAGCTTCTGTAAATAAATCAGGAGCCATTGTAAGCCCGATACTTTGCCCATCTGCAGTTATATTCCAATTAAATATTGTAGAATTAGGAGGAGAACTAAAGTCTGAAGGTGTAATATTAGTACCAGTCATTTTACCAAATATTAACTTTGGTAATACTGCATTTGTACTAATTGTAATTATTTGATTTGAACCTTCGTCTACAGAAGCATAAGATTTAGAGAATACAAATTGTGGATCACCCATTGTCCAAGAAATAGAATTACCAATAGGGATAGTTCTTCCTGAGTCGGAATACATATCAAAGAATACAACTTCTCCAAATATTCCTTCGGTAGTATAATCTTCTACCCCAGTAAATTCTAAAGTAACAGGTGTATTGTCATACAAAATTGTTTCAGTTAACAAAGTGCCACTAATAAAATCAGCACTAGTTAAATTAGCATTTCCACCAGTTATCTCACCATAAACAGTATAGGGATAAGATAAATAGTTTGGTGTTATGGTTAATGTTTGAGTTTGTCCCTCTACAACGAATCCAGCACTTCTAGATACAGAAATAGCATCTACAATTTGCCATTCTAAAGCAGTTATGATATCTGTAGCTGCAGCATCTCTATAAAAAGTAATTGCAAAGTTTTCAGTAGCTTCTATTGTATTATCTTCATTTATATTAAATAATACTTGTTGATCTGTAGATGTAATATTAAATGGAAAAATAGCACCAGTTAAAAAGTTAGTATCAGCATCTGATGTACCGTTGCCACTAGCAATTCTATAATAGATGGTATAGGGATATGCAGGTACATTAGTACTTTGAATCCTAACAACCATATCAGTACCTTCTCGTACTAAGGCAGTAGTTGGATTTCCAGTTATTTTAGAGAATGACCAATTAATAGGAGTAAGAGAAGTATCTTGTATTGTAACATTAAAACCAAGATTCGCTAATCTAGTTCTTGGTATTGGCATATCCTTGTCTAAAAATATTGTGAAGGATTCATCACCTTCTGTTTTTAGATCTGCTTTAAATTTAAGAGTAAAAGAACCAGAACCATTTGTAGTAGTAACATAATATGTATCACCTGAAACATAATTTACTCCATTGATTTGAGCAATATCATCTTCAGATGCCCCTGTAATAGAAGTTAATCCAATAATTGCTCTAGTACCAGTTGGAGCTGCTGTAGTTACATTATAGGTATATTCAATACCCTCATTAATTGTACTTGGACCTGAGATAGACCAACTGTACTCTAATGAAGTATCGTTAATAAGCATATCAACAAATACAGAAGGATTATCATCAATAGATAATCGAAGTTTCTTTGGACCATCTATTCTATAATCTAATTTAGCATTAAATGTTCTTGAGGTGCTAGGAGGATATATATTAGCAGGTAAAGTAAATCTATTAGAGGTTACAGTTGCACCACTACCTAATGTAACAGGAGATACCCAATCATTAGTATCAAAGTCCTGATCTATAGCTCCTACTGCACTTGGTATTTGTGTTAGTGTATAGTTTACTATCCTAGGTGAAGTTGAAGTTTCTAATGTAGTTAATGTAACTGTAAAAGATTCACCTTCATTTATACTACTTACATTTGGAGTAACTTTTAAATCATAAAAACTTGAATTTTTAAGACTAAATGACTGAGGTACTCCAACTAATGCAGTTCCACCAACAGAGGTAATAGTCATTGTTACTGTTTCAGTTTGTTCGAATATACTATCAGAAGCAGCATAGATGTAAAAACTTGCTGTATTATTATTAACAACAAAAGTATTTGTTAATCCATTACCAAAATCAGATGCAGTAACTCCAGTACCAGATAAAGTATATCTTAGTTGACCACCAGTAGGGACATTCGTTGTAGTTACAGTACACTGTATTGGGCTAATATAGCCTTCTTGAGTGGTAGTTGGATTAAGAGTTAATACATAACTAGCGGCAGGAAAACCTCCTCCGTTATAACCAGGATTATAACTTAACGCATTAGAGAATAATGGATTATGGTCTATACTTGTTGGTAGTATTTGTTTTACACTACTATATCTAGTAGAGTTATTAAAATATCTAGAACCTGTAAAACCTAAGTTTCCTGTTCTATTCTCATCTAATACTTTTGGAAACCAAGAAGTTAAATAACTTCCATTTTGGTTATAGAAGCAAAGATATTTTTCTCTTTTAAAAGTTGAACTATCAATATAAGTTAATTTATTAGTTTCTAAATTTGGTAAAAAATAACAAGCATAATCTGTTGGGGGTACGCTATTTTGCTGATTACCATTAGGCATTACATAGTAATCAAAAAACTGTGAACTTGCAGGGTCTACTTTAAGATGAGATTTAGTTGTATCAAATACACATTGATTAGAACTATTAAAGAGCCTAGCTCCATAACCTGAACCTGCAGTTGTTATTTGTCCAAGACTAAAACAGTATATCTCAGGGATATCTGATGCTACAGGAAGATAATCTGTATTAGCCGCAGCATATACATAAATATTCTCATTTCCACTATAAAATGGATTTGCAACATTATAAGCTTTATTGTTAATACTATCTGGAGGTAATGAAATATAGAATACTCCACTACTTACATTTGGAGGTGCATAGGTGATCCTATATACCAAATAATTACGAGTAATCCCATCAGCATGAGTAAATGAAAAACTTGGAATGTCAGAAGAGACTTCTGCACTAACAAAAGTAGCTCTTCCAGCAAACCAAGGTTTTACTAATTCATTATCTAATACTAATTCTGATGAATCATTAAAAAATTTAAAACCATAACTCATTTTAATAGTACCAATATTTTAGTTGGTTTCTTTTCAAAACCATGTGTTGCAAGAGTAGGAGAAAAATCTGGATTGGCTGACCAATAACTAATCTGAGGATAATCTCCTATTGGAGCATATCCTTGTCCAGGATCGTGAGCTTTATATAAATAGTCCCCAGATACTAAAGGTATAATTGTAAGTTTACGACCTGTTTGGGCTGTATACCTAATTACAGTTGGAGATCCAGAAGTAGCAGTTGTAGATAAATCTAATATACCAAGAGGTATCCCTCCATAACTACTAGAATCAAATTCTAATCCACCTGAATCATTATATGTTTGCATACCATATGCCATACTTTTCTCCTAAATTTTATATTGCTAAGTTACCTATAACAACTCTTTTCTGATTATCAGAACCATAAACTATCAATTGACTATCTGTTAATAGTATTCTATTAGCACCTGTTGTATTCCCGATAGCTAAAGCTGAAGTAGAAAGAGTACCAGTAATAACTGCACTACCGTCTACATATAAAGTTACTACACCCCAACTAGATCCATTATACAAATAAGTTTTAGACCATTTTGTAGAACTAGTACTATTAAATAAAGTAACCCTATCTCCAGATCTTGCTGTATTATCAGGAGTTAGATATGCATTATTTAATGCTGCTTGACATGCACTAGGAATATCTGTTCCTGCTTCAGAAGTTGTAACTGCCCAAGTTAATACTGCAATACCTCTAGAGCCAGGTAGACCTGGGAGACCCCTATCTCCTTTTACAGTTTGTAAAAAGAGTAAACTCTGAGTATCAACAATAGAACTAGTACCCGCTAAATACAATACACCCCTAATAAATTTTGTTGTTAAGGGTACAGTAGAAGAGTCTATTGTTATTGTTTTAGAAGTAGTGTTATCACTTATAGAACCAATTGTTGTCCATGATGTACCATCTGCACTTCTTTGAATTTCAATTTTGCCTGGATACGCAGAATAACCGCTATTACCCGATTTTACTTGAGCATCAAATGTTAAAGTAGTAGGTGCATAAGTTAGTAATACGCTATCATAAACTAAACTAGTAACATTAGGTAAAATCTTATAAATAGAACTAGATTTCATTTTAGTTAATGAAAATATTTTTCTAGCTACAATTTCAGTGCCGATCTTTGCAATATAAGTTACAGTTGCTGTATCAACACTAGGAGAAGGATTAACACCAGTGGTTATTTGATAAACACCAAGGCTATTAATTGTACCTACAGGTGGAGTACTAAATCCAGTACTACTTTCATATTCATAGGTAACTCCAGCTGCAATATCAGCTCCTTTATAAACTGTAAACTGCCCTGTTGCTCCTTCATAGCTAGTTACTGCACCAGTTTCATTTGAAGGAAGACCTTGACTGTCATTACTAATAGAACCACTATAAGGGCTAGTACCATCTTTACCATCAATACTTTTATTAACAATTAATTCTTTCCTGCCAACTATAGTAGTACCAAGTTTAGCAATGAAAGTTGCTTTACCTATATCGCCAGATATTGCGCTTACAGTAACAAGACCTGTTGTTTCATTAATTGATACAGTAAGGTTTGTAGGTGTAATTTGAGGATCTAAATAAAAAGTTAATCCAGAAGTAACGTATGCTGCTCCTCTTGCAACTTGCATAGTAGTATAAAACGGTAATTGATTGCTAGGAGAAAGAATTCCACTTGCTGTATACCTAATAGTTTTATTTTCATTAGTAAGTGTGGCATTATAACTATCATCACCATCTTTAACAGAAAATATAGTTACTTGATCATATACGTTTACAGTTGGATCAGTAGAAGAAGTTACTATAACTTTTACTAATTTTGGTTGACCAATATATTTAGATACAGAATATGTAGCTACAGTACCTAAAGGAACAACCTCAACAGTATCTACAAACCAAGTATATCTTGGATTTTCAATACCTTCTGCAGATGCAGTAAATGCAATAGTTGCAGGGAAGACGTCAGCTAATGTAGTTGTATTTTTTGGTTGAATAAAGGCAATACCATTAGAAGTAAGATTTACTACTGGAGCATCTAAGCCATCAGCACCATCTGCTGCTTTATTAACTACAATTTTCTTTTCATGAATAGAACCATCAGAAACTACTGTAGCTCTAATTATTGCAGAACCTACACGAGAAATTAGTGGACCTGTAAATTGACTTACAGTTACTACACCTGTACTTGAATTAACTGATACATTTAAATTAACTGGTGTACCAACAATAGAAAATACTACTGTATTTGTATTTGCTGGAGTTGTAATAGTATTAGCAATATTTGAAGTACCACGGAATAATAATGGAGTCATTATTAGTGGTAGAAAGTCAGGTAGAATATTTCCATCTGGATCAGTACCAATAGTCCTATTAGCATCTACATAATCAAAATTATAAGCATTACTACCATCTTTTACACTATACATTGTAATGCTATCAAAACGTCTAATATTAGTATCCGTTGATTCATATACTTCTACGCTAATATTTCTAGTTTGCCCACTTGGAAAAGCAGGTAGATTAATCATACTAGTGGTATTAGACACACCAGGATTTACACCATCAATATCCCATACATAACGAGGATCATCAAATGCTTCTTCTCTTGCATAAATATTAATTGAGGCATAATCAGGAGTATTAGAATTAGAAGGATAAACAAAAGCTAATCTATCAGGGTCTAATGTAACAATTCTAGTAGCTGCAGCAGTTGATTTAGCTATTCTTAGTGTAACACTTAATGTTAAATTTGCAGCAGTTATTGTGGCATCAATATCTACTCTAGCATATGGATCATCAACAGCAGTAATGATAAAAGTACCATTTGTAGTTGTATTACTTTGTAATGTACATCCAACTGGATTTAAAGTATAAACTATACCAGTTGTTACAGGGGTAGCTCCTTTATAAACATAAATATCTATAGGTTGTGGTAACTGACCTTGCTCGGGTACACCTTGTGAATTACATGTAAGATTTATTGATGCTTCAGATAATCCAATAGCATAAGAATCAGAACCTGCATTAATAAAATATATAGTTTCAAAGTCTTCTAAGAAAGTTGTACTTGTACCTTCAGTTACTCTAACTTTAATATTTTTAGTTGGTACATCAATAAAACTAGGTACTGTAAAAGTAGCTGCTGTTTGTCCAACTTGTAATACTTCATTGATATACCATTTATAGTTAGGTGCATCAAATCCAGTTATATTTACTGAGAAAACAATTGTTGTTGGGGATACAGTACTACTATTAGCTTGTTTTACGAATGCTCTTCCACTAGCTTTTAACTTAACTGATTTACCTGAAAATGCAGTAGCAAAAATTGGTGATACTATATCAGTTATAGCAATATCAGATAACTTACCACCTTTACTTAATGCTCTTACTCCAAATATTGTTTGACCTAAAGTTAATGGTGGTAAAATATATTGGGTGTCTGTTGTACGGCCTAATTCAGTCCAAATTACTTCTCCACCACCTGTTACATTACCAGGAAAATGATAGTATGTTATATAGCAATCTAATTTTGCTTTATCAGGGATACCAGTCCATTCTAATCTTCCAGAGGAGTTTAAGATTTGACTTGTTTCTGCGATATATAATAAATTAGAAGGATTACCAAAATCAAATGAATAAGAGTTAATCGCCTTGATATACTCATTATCATCAACGTTCCATGCTAATTGTGTGTAGTCAAACCTAGTTGCATTTATTTCACATACTGACTCATCTGTAATTTTTACTTCATTAATTCTTAAATAAAGATCTGTATCTATACCTAATTTAAGTGTTTGACTAGCTAACTTTATAAAGTCACCTGGTTCTAAAAATTTATCCTTAATTACGTATTTAAATTTAATTCCAAAAGCTGTTCTGCTTGTTCTAACAAGTTCTTCTGCTTTGGCTAATGCATGGTAATAATCAGTAATACCATCAGCAAAAATATCCGTTTCTAAATCTAAATCATTATCTTCTAATTTCATAGCAGTATAAACTGCATTACTATTATTAATAGAAATTAAACTTGTATAATTATCAGATCTAGTAGTCCAATATACAAATGATCCTTTAGATAATTTTCCAGCAACACCTTTACCAGAACCGCCAGAATCTAAAGCAGTTAATCTAATACGATATTCAGTATCTTTAGTTAAACTTACACTACCAATTGTAGTTGTTTGCCAATTATTAGAAGAACCAGAATATAATACTGTACCAGTAGTAGTACTAATAATTACTTCAGCAGAATTATCTCCTGTAAACTCAAAACTATAGACTCCTGTTTCTTTTACAAAGAATTTCCATGTTTGATCAAAAGAGCTTCCATTGCCTGACCATACAGAATACTTTTTAAGAAGTTTGCCACCAGTGCTATCATTCCAAGCTTCATCTACAGAATTTGGATATTTAAATCCACCAATACCTCTTAACGAAACACCTGATTCTTTAGGTGGCCAAGATACTGTATCTTCTTTAAAATTTTCAGATTCATTATGGAATCTTACTGTACAGTGGTTTAATCTCTCACTTGATGTAGGCCAATTAATACCAATGTTATCATCAATAATTAGATCATCATCAGTTAATGTAGTTGCTAATACAATATTATTATTTGTAGTTGGATATTGTAAACTTAATTTATATTTTCCACCAGACCAAATAAGTCTAGCATCACCCATTGTTGAGAGAATAGATTCAACATTTTCTCTTAATGGTTTTTGAGTATCAATAATTGCATTACACTCATATAACCTAATAGTTCTAGTATTACCTGTAGTAACACCTTCCGCACCTGTAGTACCAACTGTAGGTTTATAAATTTTACCACCTACAGAAGCATTAGATAATACATTAGTATTACAAATTAATTTAGCATTATAAAATGATTCTAAATCAATTAAACTAATATCTAACCCTTTACCAGAAGTATCATCTAGTAAATAGTCTAATAAACAGAGTGCTGGATTATTTGAGTATGCTTTACTTGTTGCTAATGAATAGACAGATCCATTTTTATTAATATCTCTGATCTTTTTACCTTCAATAAAGAATTGAACAGTAGGTACTCCATTTAATGCTGGATCATCTCTATCTAATTTAATACAAACAGAAGCATATGCTAATCCAATTTGATCTTTAACCTGAGTAAATACTGATCCTACTCTTTCTGGATTATTGGCAGACATTACAGAATCTGCTGTTGGTAAATCTCCATAATGGATATCTACTCTTAATCCTGATTTGATTTTACTAGTTGTAGTATAATCATAAACATCTTCACTAATAAGAGTACTTGTAGTAACTGTTGTAGTTGTTGAAAGATCAGGATCATCTAAATATCTAGATTCATCTATTACAATATCGTATACTCTACTAATTGGACCTTGACAAATTGCTTGTTGGAAGAATAAAAATTCGTTTGATCTACCTTCTATGTTAGTATCAAATCCTGAGCTAAGAAATACCTTATCAGAATTAGGAGTAGCCATTACAAAGTTATCAGAAGTATTGTGATAAGATCTAACACCACCTACTTTTGCTCTTCCATATACTACTGGTAAAGTTACTCCTTCACCCTCTACAACTAACTCATAACCCTTACGTGCTTCCGCAGCTGCTTGTGCTTGCTTCCGCATTTTTCTAGCTTGTGTAACTTGATATGCAATAGATGCTAACGTTATCCAAGTACTAACTGTAAGACCTAAATAGGTTGCTGCTAATATTGCTGCCATTATTTCTTCCCCCATTTAAGTTGTAATACTCCAGAACCTTCGTAAATTTGGTCGAAGGAAGTATCTGAAGCATCTCTGCCAAAAGTGGCATCTTTAGTAGTATAAAATGATTTTGTTAAATCAAGATCATTCATTGGACTTGAACAATTTACATTTAATAATACTTCACCTGTAGTTCCAGTATTGATACTATATTCTGTACTATCTATTCTTCCACGATATATAGTTAACAAATTAGCTATATCTAGTTCTGGGAGTTTAGTTAGTTGATTGACAAATCCTATTTTGACATCTACAAGTTTACCAATTAAACCTGAATCTACACTTGCGCCAAAAGTAAATGTAGGATCTGCAAAACTTATTTTAAATAACTCTCTATCTACAGTAGAGGATAATCTAGGAGTATCAACTTGTATTAGTTTACCATCATTATAATATGTAGTAACAGGTACAGAATTGTTTGTTATAACTACATCTCTATAATAGGTAGTTGATCTGTATGTCGTACCTGAAGATACATATACTTCAACTAAATAAAATGCCTCAATAGTTGGTTGAGCCAATATATTTCTAACTGTTGTACTAAATTGAATCATAACTTCTCCAATAACCTTATCTGACCAGCATCCATTAAGATACCATCGCTATAAACCATACCAGACACTACATCAGTATCATATAAACATTGCATTTGCACATCATCTTTATAAGTCATAGTTCCAGAGGCAGCAGCAACCAATGTAGGAAAAATACTAATTGTACTTGGAGTACCAGTAGTAAATGTAACATTAGTTGTTGTCATATAAACTTTTGAATGATTTGAAAACTTTATAAAAGTACCTTTTGGAATTAAACCAGATAAACCAGAAATACTAACTTGCCCCGAACCAATCGTTCCAGTTGCTGTAGCATTTCCATTAGCTGTTCTAGCTTTAATTACTCCATAGTTTTGAGGTACAATAACTGTAACTGCTTCAGAATACCCTTTAGTCACTAAATTAACCATTAAGTCTTGGGCATTATCCGTATGAGGTTCAAGGCCAGCATCGATTTCCCAACGTTGAGCACTTCTACGGCTAATAAACCTTTTTAGTGATAGGGTATCTGAAACGAAGACTGGCTGATTACTTCTTACAGTTAATGGTGCTGTAAATTGAGCAATCACCTCTCCATTTTCATAGATACCATACATAATATTACCTTAAACCTTTCTCTCTATTGTGGGAGTTAACCCCCTCAGCAATAGATGGGAGCATTTTATAAATCTCTGATTTTGTTTGACGACTAATATCACCAGTGATATTTAGATTAACTACTTGTTGATTAGAATTACTCATTGCAGATGCAACCCTAGCTTGTTGTGCTTCATTTAAAATTAACTCTCCAGCATGTGCGACAATAGGAACTGCTCCAGTACCATATTGACTAACAATACCTCCATCAGCAAAGGCTCCAGCTAATAAGTTCATATTAGGGGCAAAAGTATTTCCCATTCCAAATATATTTAAGAATGAATTAAATCCTTGTCCAACTTTATCAAAGATACCATTAAATCCACTAAAGATATTAGAACCAGAACTTTGTCCAAGAATACTATTTATGCCTTCAGCTGCAGGAGCTAATCTCACCCATGCTGCAGTTGCAATTGTTGCGCCAACTGTACCGCTAGATAAGAAGCCACCAGTCTTTTCTCCAAATCCGAATGCTCCACCAAATAAGCTAGAGAACATTTTATCTATTCCAAGACTATCAACTACTGAACCAACCATACCTTGAGCAAAACCATCAACCATTTTACTTGTAAATGAATCAAGTATACCTGTTTTAAATTCTTTAAAACTAGATTTACCTTTTAGATATGAAGCAAAGCCAGATGTAAATTCACCTTGGAAAGAAGCAGCTTGCTCACTACCAAACTTTTTAGCTGCAGAAGATAATCCAGGGGTGCCTTGAGCATTATCAAGCTTAGTTGCTCCTGCAAGTGTTTTATCTACTAATGCAAGACCCTCAGTATATCTACTAATTTGTTTAACTAATTCAGCAGAAACAGCACTTTCATCACCTAAAGCTTGTTGTTCTTTAAGTAGTTTAGCTTCAATTTTATTAAGATCTTTTAGTAAAGAATTTAGTCTTCTAATTTCACTACCTTGTAAGTTCTCCATATCGAGATTACTAGTATCAATACCACGATTAGCAAGCCTAGACTCTAACGAAGCATAACGATCATCTACAGTAATACCACCACTAGATAGAGTACTTGTACCATCTTGGAAACCAAAAATTCTCTTAAGATCAGTACCGCTATTCATAGCCTCTAATATTTTCTTATTAAAAGAATCTCTAGCATCAGCAGAGTTTACAACGTATTCTCCAGGACTTAACATTGCAGTAATATTATCTGCTCCTCCAGCCCCTGATACAGGTCCATTTATTTCAGAAAATCTAGTTCTGATACTTTCAATAAATCTATCAAAGAATGAACCTTGATCTGTTCTCCTTGGATCTGACATTGGATCCATAGCTGGACCTCGACCTTCAGATCTCATATCACTAAGTGCTGACTTTAACCATTCAATACGTTTAGATACTCGGCCAGGAGTTTGTTGGAAGTTTAATGAATTCTTTAGATTCTCAGCAGCAAACTCATATTTCTTTTCAAGTACTGCAGGAACAAAAGATTTAAACTTAGATAATCCGCCTTCACCTAATTGGTAAGCCATATCTGTTAATACATCTTGAATTTTAAGAGGTAATTTAAAATAGTCTTGTCCATAACCAGAGACAACTTTAGCAGCAGAATTTACAGCATTAGCTAAATCTACTTTAAATAAAGTTTCAATTTGATCTTTACTATAAGGAATAAAATTTAACTTCTCTAATACGGGATCAGCTTCACCATCATATTTAGTTAGTTTAAATTGTGAAATTTCTTGAGGAGTTAATTTATGTCCAATACCTACAGTTAATTTTCTTAAACTATCTGAGTATACACGAGGTACATAACCTTCACTCTTACGAAGTTCATCAACATATCCTCCAGAAACATAGCCAGGTAAACTACCTTGATTGATTGCTTCTAGTAAACCTCTATACTTTTTAGTTGAGTTAGCATTAATAACGAATTCACCATTAGAGAGTTTTGCTAAAATACTATCACTTGTTCCAGTTCCAGCACCTTTAATATGTCCGCCATTAGCTTTCTTTTGTGGTGCGCCATTAGGGAATAATAAAGGATCATTTGGAGTAATAGTAAATGGATTTCTAGTATTTTTAATTCTAG